CCGTGACGCGCACCAGCCCGCGAATCAGCGCGTCGGATGCCGAAAGGATGCCGCGGGGCGAACTCGATCCCGCGTCGGCGTGCGTCCACTTGATCCGCATCAGCACCCGCTTTTCCTCTTCGCCATCGGTGGAAATGTTCCGCTCGCCCCCGCCTTCGAAGGCCCGCACTTCTTCCCACGTCGCGCCGCGATCGTGCGAGCGCTCCAGCGTCCAGGTTCCTTTCCAAGTGCCGTATGTTTCGAAGGTCCAGCCGCCTTGAACCACGATGGTGTTGGAGTATTTCCCATTGTTCGCCGCGCTCGGGATCAGCATGGTTTCGTAGTCATCCGCGCCGCGCTTCTTGGAAATTTCGAAGATGGCACCAACGTGCCCGGCCTGCCACGTGTCCCAGGTCGCCGTCAGGTCGATGACCTGCCCGACCACCGCCGAGGTGTCCGCGAAACCCTCGACCCACAGCGGTTTGGTCACCGTTTGGGTGATCCGGCCGGAGACGAAGATGGATTCCACGTAAGTGGCCGTCCCGGTCCCCGGTGCCTTGGTGCCGCTCGACGTGTGGCTCTTCATGCAGACCCACGTCTTGGACGAGTAGGTGACGCGCGCGCCGGCCGCATAGACCACGGCGGAAGCCGACCACGCGGGCGGTGCCCCGCCGACCGTGAAGACGGTGGAAATCGTGTGCTCTTCGTTGGAATTCTCCGCCAGCAGCGCCGGCTTCAGCGAGGTGTCCGCGATGGAGATTTCCCAATCGTCCGCCGCGTAGCGGATCAGCTTCCGCGGGGCGTGATCGGGGTGGACCAGCCACAGCACGGAATTGATTTGCCGCCAGCGCAGCAGCTCCAGCTCGGAATCCGCCCAAGGAACCACCAGCTCGATCGGCAGGCCGCCGTCCAGCGCGGGCGCGCCATTGACCCACACCGCCAGCTTGCCACCGCCCACGACGAGCATGGCGGCCTCGGAGGTCGATGTCTGGAACTCGATCAGCCGGCCGGCCGTGGCACCGCTGACCATGTTCCCCAGGTATTCCATCCCCGGGCGCTTCTGGATGCCGCCTTGCGGCAGCGTGATGTAGTTGCAGAGGGAGCGGCAGCCGGCGGCGTACTTGTCGAGGTCGGTCCGGCCATCCAGCCAGGGCGACAGCTCGCCGGCGGAAAAGCTCAGCTTGTGAAGGGTGAAGGGCATGGCGGCGGGTCAGTAGTCCTCATCCCAAGCCGTGCCGCGGCGCCCGATCAGGTCGCCGTCCAGCAGGTCTTGCAGGGGGTGGTTTTCGTCGCTGTCCACGTCGTGGCCGTCGTCGGTCCGCGCTTTCGGCAGGTCCAGCGATTCGAAGCGTTGCAGCAGGGTGGTCTCGAGTTCGTCGCTCCCGCTGATCGCGCGCGCCAGCTTGGAGGCGAGCAGGGTGACCAGCGCGGCGATGAAGCTCGGATCGTAGTCGCCGGGCGTGTCGTTCCGATAGACATACAGCAGCCGGATCGGATCGGCATCGGCCAGGATGGACCGGCGGGCGTTGACGCGGCGGAGGTCGAATTTGTCCACCTTCAGCCCGTCGTTCGTCGTGACCTTCCGCAGCTTCAGGAAATCGGTGGGCAGGGCGTAGGCCTTTTCCCACGGGTGGATTTCATCCGGGAAGGTGCTGGTGACCACCGGCGAGCCGGTGCCGGCCGTGCCCGCGGTCCACGTGGTGACCAGCTCGGGCCCGGCCACGTCGTCGGTGCTGGTGAAAAGGTAATCCGTCCCATCGTAGATCCGCCACAGCGTGCCGTTCCACGACATCAGGGAGCTGGCCAGTCCCGGCAGGGCGAAAGCCGGCCGCCCGGAAACCGTCGAGGAATAGACCCAATCCCCGCAGGCCGCGGCATTGATCCCCGCCACCGTGCGCACGTAGCTGTTCACGGCGGTGACATCGGCGGTGAGCTTGATGCCCTTTTTCGCGAAGCTCCAGAACCCCGCGCGCAGCAGCTCGTCCAGCGCCTGCGCGTAGTGGAGCGCGCACAGGCGGGCGTTCTTGTCGTTCGGATCGTCGATGCTGCCGATCGTCTTTTGCCCGATCTTGGCCAGCGCCAGGTTGGAGATTTCGGTTTTGGTCATGGCCGGAAAATGAAAACCCGGCGGCACAGGGGAGGAACCCATGCCGCCGGGGAAACGATGACGGTTTCAGGATGCCCCGGACGGGCCGGGACAGCTTAGGGGATGGCGTAGAACAGCCGCAGCAGGAACAGCTTGGCCGTGCTCGCAATCGTGGTGTCGGCACCGGGAACGAACTGAACCCAGGAATCCTCCGCCACCGTGACATCAGCCGCGGCATCGGGGATCGAGGTGGTTTCGGTCGCTTCCAGGTTGGCGGTCACACCGGTGATTTCCTGATTGCTGCCGGTGCCATCGACAGGCACTAGCACCAGCTTCCCGGCGACGGTGGCCGAGTGCGTGGTGGACAGCAGGGAACCGGCACGGAGGATGCGCGAGCCTTTCGGCACGATGCCGAAGCGGGCGTTCTCCGTGGTCGCGAAGGTGCCGACCGCCACCGAGACGGATTCGGACAGCACCTTGACGTTGGACGGGGTGGCGACGCCGTTCGACCCGAAGACCGGGCCTTTGACGAGGGCGAGAGCTTGCGCGGTGGCAAGGGCGGATTCTGCGGAAGGCATGATGTTGGTTCTTTCTCGTTAGGATTCGGATGAAAGCGATCAGGCGTCCTGCTCGCAGAGGATGGAAACCACGCGGTCCTCGTCCTTGCGGCCCGCGCCCATCTTGAGCACGGAACGGACTTGGATCGTGTGCGACTTGTCCGAACGGATGTCGATGAGGGTCTTCCGCTCGGTCCAGAAGTCCATGTGCACGCCGTCGCTGGTCCACATCGGGCAGCTGCGGATGATCTTCCCGCCGCCGGGGGTGGTGAAGGGAAGGCGCTCGGTGCGCATGAAGTGGATCCCCATGAAGTAATCGACTTCACCATCCACCAAGGCTTTCACCTTGTTGTAATCGGCGCTGCCGGTTTGCTCGACGTCGTGCAGCAGGTTGTCGAGTTCGTCCTGCGAGACCGCGCACCACATCTTGACGCCGGCGGCCTTCTGGTCCTGGCCATAGACCTCGTTCTTGCCGAAACGGCCCTTGGCGCGGATCAGCTTGGCGAGGGTCAGGCCGGTGTTTGCGCTCAGCCCGTCGCGGCGGTAGTTCACCGCGATGATTTGCGCGGCCGGCAGCGCCACGGTGGCGATGCTGTCTTCCGGGCCCTCGTAGTTGGAGCCGAGGATGGCGGCCAGGAAGATGTCATCGGTCTTGCGGCCGATCGCGCCGGTGTGGACCACTTGGGTTTCCCCGGTCGGTCCGAACTCGTTGTTGATGTCCTGCGCGTCGTCTTCCGCGATCCAGGTCACCTTCTCCGCCTTGCGGGGGAAGATGTAGCGCTGGAAGATGCCAAGCTCTTCGCCCACGGTGTCGCCGTGGCGGCCGGTGACATCCTTCATGTCGCCCTGGTTGATCTTGCGATGCGCCTGGCTCTTGCCGGTGCATCCCGTCTTGACGGTGGCGCACTGGCGGAAGCGGGATTGCAGCTGTTGAGCGACGTGCTCGACGCCATCGCGGAACATGTTCCGCGCCGATTGTGGAATGGTGATTTCAGTCATGGAATGAGGTGGTGAGAAACAGGGAAAAAAGGCGTGCCACGCGGCCTCGCCGGATTGCCTCCATTTCCGATTATCCACCCCTGACTTGGGTCCCTTGCGGGATTATCCACCGGTCGGCGGGTCGGCTGCTGGTAGTCGCGGCATCACATACAAAGCCCGCCGCGGACATGCAATCCGGGGCGGGCTTGCCGACATCAGAGCGGCGGGTTCTCAGGCCGGTTGATCGTAGAGGCGGCGCACCTTGGCCACGATCGCCTCGTCCCCCTGGAGATAACGGGCGTTCTCCGGATGGCTCGGATTCGTCGCGATCGACCGCGCTTCTTCATGCGGGTGGGTGAACTTCATCCCCTCCGGCAAGCTGCCGCGCATGCTGGAAACCGTGTCCTCGCTCAGCAGTCCGGACATCTTGCCGATGAAGGACAGCACCTTGGGATTCCCAAACAGCTCCGCGTCGCCGGGATCGAAGCCCAGCGAGGAAACGACCTGCTTCGCCACCATCAGCTTGTGATTGTAGGCGCTGCCCCATTCCTTTTTCAGCTCCGCTTCGCGGTTCGCCAGCAAGTTCTGATAGGCCGCTTGCGCGTCGCCGCGCGTCGCCTGCTCCTGCTCGAGCTGGAACGCCACCACCGCCGCGGCCTGCGCTTGGGTCATGCCCTGCTTGTGGGCGAATTCGGCGAAGGCCTTGCCGCGGCCGTCGTGCCACTCGATCCCTTCCGGCAGTTGCTCCGGCTTCAGCGCGTAGGCGTCCGGGGTCTCCGGAACGCCGATGGCCTTGTGATAGGCCGCGCGCTGCTCCGGGGTGGCATCGGCACCGGGGACGATGACGGCATCCCCGGGCGTGCCTTTCAGGGTTTCCAGATGGCGGTAGCTCTTCACCAGGTCCGGCACCGTCTTGAAGCGGTCGATCCCCTTGAACTCGGCGAACTCCGGCCGCTGGTGCCAGCCTTCCGCAAAGCTGCCATCCGGGTTGATGTAGCCCTCCGGTGCCTGCTGCTGCTGGCCGGCATCGCCCGCGGATTCACCGCCGGCACCATCGCCACCAGCCGCGCCGTCTCCGGCACCGCCACCAGCCGCTCCACCATCGCCGCCCTCGGGCGCGCGCAGAATTTCCATCATTCGAAATTTCATCGTGTCGTGTCAGGTTCGGGGTTTCGGTTCACTCGCCCAGCTCGGCCTCGTTGGCGTCTTCCAGTTGGTTCAGCGGCCCGGCCGGCTCGGTCGGCACCGTCGTGTCCTCTTCCTTCTTCGGGCGGCCGCGCTTCTTCGGCGCGGGCTTTTCGTGGACCATCACCGGCGCGGGATCTTCCGCCGGCACCTCGACCACCGGCGCGGAAAGGTCGATCCCGTCCGCCGGCTCTTCTGGCTTCTTGGTCGCGGCCGCGTATTCCAGCGACTCCAGCAGCTCGGCCGCGGCATCCACCCAGCTTTCCGCGGAAGTGCCGGTGTGATCGCCGCAGAGAATCACGAAACCGTTCTCCGGATACCACTCCACGCCGTCCAGGTGCGCCAGCAGCTTTTCCGCGTCCTCACGCTCGCCCAACTTCGGCAGCTGCTCGCCCTTGGCGTCTTCCATCGGCACCACGTTGCCCGGCTCCGGCGGGGCGTCGTGCATCCCCACGCCCTCCACCCGGCCCTTGTATCGCCGTTCGAATTCCTCGCGCGGCCAGTTCTCGCGCGCGTAGGCCACCGCCTCCGGCGTCAGATCGCCCAGCCGCGGGTCCATCAGCTCGCGGATGTCCTCCGGAAACTCGACCGGCGGCGCCGCCACCGCGGCCTTGCTTTCCTCGCCCACCGCCAGCTTGGCGGCAAAGGAATGGTGCATCCGCAGCCATTGCAGCACGGCCGCGGACAGGTGCTCGAAGGCCTCGAAAATCCGCACCGTCTTGGTCTTGGTGCAGAGCTTGCCCACACAGTCGTCGTCAACGAACAGGTGGCGGGTCTGGTACATGTGGATCTTCATCGTCGTCATCGTTTGGTTTGGCGGTGAATGCGCTGTTGAGGATGTCCGAAAGCAGGGACCGCCTTCCCTCCCGGACTGCTGCTTTTACCGGGTCCATGCCGTCCTCCGCGGCAAAGACGCTTCCCATGAAATTGTAGCGCGCCAGCGCGTGCCGCAGCCACTCGCGGCCGGTGGGCGTGGCAAAGAGCCGCCGGCTCAGCCGGGCGAAGCGCTCATCCAGCAAGGCCTCGTCGCGGCGCAGCCGCTCGATCGCCTGATGCTCTTCCAGAACGTCGAAGTGCGGGGAACTCATACCTTCATGCCCAGGGATCCGGCGGCCTTGGCCATTTCCGCGGCCTGCATCAGCTGCGCCTGCTCGGCCTGCGCTTCCTGCCGCGCCTTCCGCATGTCATCCCGCGCCTTTTCCTTGCGCAGGATTTCTTCCGTCACGCCGTCATGGCGACCGGTCAGCCGCAGGTAGGCGTCGAAGTCCACGTTGTCGAGGGCGTCGGGGTAGGCCTCGCCCACCGCCAGCGCGCGCTCCACCAGCCGGTCGGCCGCGGCGGTCTGCACCTGCCGGATCGCCAGCGCGAAGCGGCTTTGATACGTCGTTTTCGGCATCGGCACGATGCCCGGGCCGGTGCCGCGGGTCATCACCACCGCGTCCGGGATTTCCTCCGGCCGCCCGAAGATCCCGGCGCGGAACAGCACCGCGAAGACCCGATTCATGATCGGCGCGAAGTCCGCCGTGAACAGGGTGAACGATGGGGAAAACTGCATCAGCTTCTCCGCGGAAAGCTCTGTCACCTCGCGGGCCGTCATGACCTTTTCGCGTTCGGCAAACATCCGGAA